TGTAGTTAAATCAACAGAAGTAGCTGACTATGATATTCCAGCAAATATATTATCTTTCAGAGCAGATGTTAGAACTAAATCAAATGAAATGGAAACTATGATTGATAACTGCACAACAGTTGATGAACTAAAATCTTTATACGAATATACTGAACAAGAAGACGGCACATTTACAAGACCACTACCAGAATTTCCAACTGAGGTAATATAATGCCTTTAATTATTCCGACTAATTCAATATCTGATTTAGGATATAATGTAGATAACTCATTAAGATTTAATGATGGTAGTTCAGATTATTTATCAAGAACAGGAACAACACCAACAAATGAAGATAAAGCTACAATAAGTTTTTGGGTAAAAAGAGGTGCATTAGGTGTTTATCAAAGAATTATATCAGGTCAAAGTGATGTTTCTGGTAGAGATAGTATTTATTTTTTAACTGATGACAAATTATATGGTTATCTTGCAAACGCAACTGCTGGTGGTTGGAGTACACCTATGGTTTTTAGAGATACTTCAGCTTGGTATCATATTGTAATTGCTTATGATACAACACAAGCAACTGCTACTAATAGAGTTAAAGTTTATGTAAATGGAGAAGAAGTTTCTATTTCTTTTGCTCCAAATATAACTCAAAATACAAATTTAGGAATAAATAACTCATCTTTTAATACAATAGGAACAGATAGTGATGGTTCTCCTAGTGAATATTTTGATGGTTATTTATCTGAATTTGTTATGGTAGATGGCTCACAACTAGACCCAACATCATTTGGAGAATTTGATGCTGACACAGGAATATGGAAACCAATAGATGTATCTGGTTTAACCTTTGGCACAAATGGATTTTATTTAGACTTTGAAAACTCTGGTAGTCTAGGTGCAGATGTATCAGGAAACTCTAATAACTTTACTGTAAATAATTTAACTAGCATAGACCAAACTACTGATACACCGACTAATAATTTTGCAACATTAAATCCTTTAAATGTTCCAACATCTAATGCACCAACTTTTTCAGAGGGTAATTTAAAATCGGTTTCAAGTTCATCTTCTAGTGGTTCTTTTGGTGGAAGTTCTACTATCGGAGTATCAACTGGTAAATGGTATATAGAAGCAAAATGTTTAGTATCTGGACACACTCAAGCAACAGTTGGTGTTACTTATAACGATTCTGAAAGTGCAAGAACAAATAATGATGCTACTGATAGTTATGAATATTCTTATAGAATGAATGGAAATAAATTACATGATGGAGTAGATTCTTCTTATGCAGATACATACACAACAAATGATATTATTGGTATTGCACTAGATTTAGATAATCATAAAATTTATTGGAGTAAAAATGGTACATGGCAAAATAGTGGCGACCCAGAAAGTGGTGCTACAGGCACAGGTTCAGCATTTGATTTAGATACTGGACAAACTTATATGTTTTACCATCAAGATGTTACTGGTGCATCATCTAATACATCTACATTTGAATTTAATTTTGGCTCTCCACCATTCACAATCTCATCAGGAAATAGTGATGGTAATGGCTATGGAAACTTTGAATATTCTGTACCATCAGGATATTATGCACTTAACACAAAAAATTTAGCGGAGTATGGATAGGAATTAATATGGCTTACACAGATATAGATAAACCAGACGAATATTTTAATACTAAACTTTACACAGGTAATGGTTCAACAGGACATTCAATAACAGGTGTTGGTTTTCAGCCAGATTGGGTTTGGATTAAAGAAAGAAACTCTTCTGTATCATATCATTTATATGATTCAGTTAGAGGTGCAACTAAAAGACTTGAATCAGATAATACTGATGCAGAAAGCACAGCTGGAACATTTTTAACTTCTTTTGATTCTGATGGTTTTACTTTAGGTTCAAATGGTGGACTTAATGGAAGTTCAGATACTTATGTAGCATGGAACTGGTTAGCCTCAAACACAACTGCATCAAACACAGATGGAAGTATCACATCAACAGTTTCAGCCAACACTACAAGTGGATTTAGTATTGTGTCTTGGACTGGTACAGGTTCTAATGCTACAGTTGGTCATGGTTTATCTTCTACACCAAAAATGGTTATATGCAAAAGGAGAGATGCTAATGATGCTTGGTTTACATATAATGAAAATATAGGTTCAGGTGCATTTTTAGCATTAAATAGCACTATTGGTTCAACTACAGCTGGTGCTTCTGGTTTATGGAATAATACATCTCCAACTTCTTCAGTATTTACAGTAGGTACTAATGGTGGAGTTAATGCTTCTGGTGGAACTTACATAGCCTACTGCTTCGCAGAGAAAAAAGGATTCAGTAAATTAGGTAGCTACACAGGGAATGGAAATGCAGATGGAACATTTGTTTATACAGGGTTTAAACCTGCGTTTGTTTTAGTAAGACATACTGATTCTGTGGGAGAAAATTGGTTTATTTGCGATAATAAAAGAGAAGGTTATAATGCAGAAAATAATAGATTAATGCCAAATATAACTTCTGTAGAAATTGATGATAGTCCAATAGACATTTTATCTAATGGTTTTAAAGCTAGAGAAACAGGTAATAAAGTTAATGGTAGTGGCAGAAATTATATATACATGGCATTTGCAGAATCCCCATTTGTTACATCTACAGGAATACCAACTACTGCAAGATAATATGAATGAGAAAACTAATAAACATTCTTAGACATTGGAAGAACAATATATGGAAGAAATTAAACAGCGAATTAAAGAACACGAGGGGTTTCGGGACACTATGTATTCCGATAGTTTGGGTTTTCGTACTATCGGCTATGGTCATCTGGTATTGGATTCCGATAACTTTGTTGAGGGTGTTGCTTATGACAAAGCTACTCTTGAAGAAGTTTTTGATAATGATTTTAAAATAGCATTAGATTCAGCTAGAGAATTATTAAGAGATATAGAACATAATCATATTGTTTTTGGTGTAATCGTTGAAATGTGTTTTCAATTAGGCAAACCAAGAGTTATGAAATTTAAGAAGATGTGGGAAGCCATAAAACAAAAAAACTATTTAAAAGCTAGTGAAGAAATGATAGACAGTAATTGGCACAAACAAACCACAAAAAGATGTGAAAGTTTGGCTAGTATAATGAGAAACGCAAACAAATAGGAGTCTATTATGCCAATGGGAAAAGGAACTTATGGTAGCCGTAGAGGAAGACCAGCTAAAAAGAAATCTAAAATGATGAGTAAAAAGAAGAAGAAGAAGTAATGCCTTTAGTTAAAGGTTATTCAGCTAAATCTATTGCTAAGAATATTAAGCAAGAATTAAAAGCTGGTAAAAAAAGATCACAAGCTGTTGCTATCGCATTGTCGGTAGCAAGAGCAGTTAAGAAGAAAAGAAAGAAAAAGAAATGAAAAAGAAACTTATATATGCTAAACCTAGACCAAAGAAATTAGGAAAACCTAAATCTTTTAATAAGAAGTCTAAAGCATATAAATCAGCTAAAAGACAAGCTGATAAAAAGTTTGGAAAAAAAGTAAGTCTTTATAAAAACATCTTCATTTCTAAAGCTATTAAGAAATATAAACCGAGAAAGAAAAAATGATAGGATTTACTACAACAAAAACTTTAAGTGAGTTTATTAATAAACGACCAATGAAGAAGAAAAAAAAGAAGAAAAAGAAAAAGGTTAGAAAATGAGTATAATAGATATTAACAATATGCCATTTGGCTTAGGAGTTCAAAAAGGACTTGTTACTAATTTTAGTGCAACTGGTATTTTTGGATATAATTCTGATATATCATCTACATTTGAAACTATATCTTCTGTTGGTGGAATTTATGTTTATCCAACTGCATCATCTACAGCAGTAGCAACTTCATCTAACACAGCATCAGATAATACAGGAACAGTTTTAGTTTCTGGTTTAGATTCGAATTTTGACATAGCTTCTGAAATAATTACAATAGGTGGTTCTGCTAGTACAACTTCTTTTATCAGAATATTTAGTGCAAGAATGGTAACAGCAAATACAGGAGATGCAAATGTTGGAAATATTACAATCACAGTAGATTCAAAAACTGTTGCTTATATTCCAGCAACATATGGTTCATCACTTTCAGCAAATTATTGTGTTCCTAGAAATTATAAAGGTTATATCTTATCAGCTTATGCTGGAGTATCTAAACAAAAAGAATTAACTGCAAAGATTATGACTAAAGAAGTTAATAATGGTAATGTATGGAACACAGTAGGTTTTCAAACTACTTTTGCTGTTCCTGTTTATCAAGAATTTACTGTTCCAATTCAAATCAATGAAAAAACTGATATTGAAATGAGAGCATTAACTGATGCAACTACTTCTGTTTCTGGTGGATTTACTTTAGCATTAGAGAAAGTAATTCAATCTTAAAATGAGTAAAAGACCTAAAACAACTGGCGAACATATCGTATCGTTGTATGGTCATGTTACAGGATTAAAAAAAGATATTTCAGTAATTAAAAATAACCATCTTGCTCATATGCACGAGGACATAGAGAAGATAAATCAAAAATTAGATAATAAGTTTGATAGTCTAAGTGATAAAATCATATATGGTATCGGTGCAGTAGCTGTGATATTTTTAGCACAGGTGCTTTACTTTTTATCTAAATAACTGTACAAGCATTACTTGTATGAATTATAAATCCGTTCTCTGTATTTCCGATTTACATATTCCTTACCACCATCCTCAGGCATTTGATTTTTTAAAAGCATTAAAGAAAAAAATTAAACCTGATCTTATTGTTTGTGGCGGGGACGAATTGGATAAACACGCACTTAGTTTCCATGATTCGGATCCTGATCTTCCTAGTGCTGGAGATGAATTAAGACAATCAAAAAAATACATATGGGAACTTAAAAAGATATTTCCTAAAATGATTTTACTTCATTCTAATCACTCATCATTGATTTACAGAAAAGCATTAAAACATGGTATGCCTAGAGCATATTTAAGACATTATAATGAATTTTTAGAAGTAGATAAAAACTGGCAATGGGTAGATGATCTAAATGTTAAATTAAGTGATGGTTCAGAATGTTACTTCACGCATGGAATGTCAGCAGATGGTTTAAAATTGGCGATGCAGTATGGAAAAAATGTTTGTCAATTTCACTTTCATTCGAAGTTTAATATTCAATACTTTAGCAATCCAGACAATCTAGTATGGTCTTTACAATGTGGTTGCTTGACGAAACAAAGTTCACTAGCCTTTGGTTATTCGAAAAACTTTAGATTAAGATTCGTAATAGGAACAGGTGCAATAATAAATGGTCAACCTATGCTTTATCCTATGATTTTAGATAAAAACTCAAATTGGATAGGTAAAATTGTCTAAAAAACCATCATTAGACCGTCATAGAAGCGATTTAAAAGCTACCGATAAGCAAATAGGTGGTAACCACTATATAGGTAAAATCCAACCAATAGAATTGATCGCATCACATAAATTAGATTATTTTGATGGAAATATAGTGAAATATGCTGTGAGGAATAAACAAGGAGAGAGTTTAGAAGAAAAATATGATAAGATAATCCATTATTGTGAACTTGCAAAACAATTAAAAGATAAAAAATAAAAATGTGGTTGAATTTATTAACATCAGGTTTAAAAGTCGGAGCCAAGATTTATCAAAATCGTAGAGAAAGTAAAATGCTTGAATCACAAGCACAAAGACTTCACTACGAAAAAATGGCACGAGGAGAAATTGAGTATCAAGAAAAAATTATTGCGAGTAATGATAAAGGTATTAAAGACGAAATTGTCCTTATTCTCGTATCTATTCCTTTTCTTATATTGGTCTATTCTGTTTTCTCTGACGATCCATCAGTAAAAGAAAAAGTAGATTTATTCTTTCAATACTTCGATCAGCTTCCTTTATGGTATCAAGCATTATTCATTGGTATTTGTTCAGCAATATATGGATTAAAAGGTGCTGACATTTTCAAACGAAAATAGTATTGTGTCTTATGGACATAGATGCAGTTATTATAGAAGTTGAATTTGAAGTTTCATCAAGATGGAAGCCTCATAATCATTTTGTTTGTTTTAGATTTATTGACACCTCTCCTAATAAGCCAAGATTATTAAATGCTCTATATGAACTTGAACGACATGAAGATGTTGAAGTTATAGATTATCAATATTCAGAAATTCCTATTACTGCAAAAACTAATTTAAAAGATTTAGATGTAACTTTGAACTAGGGTGGTAAGAGAGAGAAAAACCACCCTAGCTATTTTGGGACAATTCAAAGTGATAGTCATGTTTAAAAACTATCTTTATTCTACCCAAAATTCTTTTTAACAAGCCACCAACTCTCGCTGATGGCTCTATCTACTAGCTGATAAATGGAGCTTTGTTTAATCAACTTTCGCTAGTAGAATTCGTTAAACTTTACTATTCAAAGCTAAATCTCTTTTTAACTCAGATTGTTTTAATGAAATGTATTTATCTAAATTATTGTAGTGATACCTAGCTTTAATTAATTCTTCTTCAGCATTTGCATATTGCTTGACGATTTCTCTGTACTCAGCATCTGTTCTGGCTTTATGCTCTGCTTCTATTACGGTTTTTGTTTCCAATTTATATTTTAAAAACAATTTACTGAACATAGCTTTTTTACCATCTTCTAAAATAATTGTTTTCTTATGCCAATCTGCCCACTCTTGTGATGCTCTTTCTAATTCTTCGTATGATTTATTACTTAGTAACATATTTAACTCTCTATAAAAAAATTGATAATAAAATTGTTGTTATTATAAATGTTAATACAATTCTGACAATCCATTTATTGTATTTTCTATGTATTGGTTTTCCTAGTATTATCATGGATAAAGTAACATCTCCTCTGCTTCTTTTTCTAATTGTTTTATCTGTTGTTTAAGACTATGATTTTCTTCTTCTAATCTAGTAATTTTTCTATTTAAAGATTTAATCTCTAAATACAATGCTTGTATTTCTTCTAACTTAATAGCGAAATCTTTTTTTAAGTTATAGAAATCGCTAATAAGTTTTTCTTGAGTTTCAGATAATTTAGTCATTAGAATGGTATTTCATCGTCCATGTCATTTTGCTCAATAGGTGTTGCATGTTCAGGTGCAAACTGTGTAGCATGTTGAGGTATAGATTGACTAATTGGTTTTAAACCATCTACATTTTGAGTATTTGTTCTAGGTTTAACCATGTACAAAGTAATTACTTGCTCTGTATCTGCACCATACTTTGATTCTTTAGCTTGTTGAACTTTTGAACCCCATTTTAAAGAATAACCTGCTTGTACATACTTTTGAACTTCTGGTGTTTTGTACCATGTCATAACTTCTGAAATTCCATATAGCTTTTTAGTTAAGCTACATTGAAACTTAGATTTAGTTGATGAAGCATGATATTCATAGCTAGGGGCTTTTTTCCCGGTTTCATACATTCTTAAAGACAAACCGCAAAACGGCATATCATAGTTTGATTTATTTTTTTGATACATTTTTTTTCTCCTTTTTAAGTTTATTATACTCTCGCTGTCTTTTTGCAAAATCTAATTCTAATTCATTTAGAAATTTACAAACTTTAAATGCTTTCAAGTATCTAGGTTTAATCTCAAATAAACGCATTTGTATATCTTCTTTTGTGTCTTTTGGTATTTTGACTATATATAAATAGTCTATTTTGAGATTCGTTGAATCTTCTATTAACTTTTTATAAGTAGCGATCTGAATAGGTTGATCTATAAAAAAGTCTTTAGAAGTTTTAAAATCTAAAAGTGCGTGTTTGCCTTTCCATGATTTCTTTGTAACTATCGCATCAAATGTACCACAAACTTCTAATTCTTCTGAATAACAAGTTGTTTCTGTAGCGATTACTTCGAAACCTGTTGATTGCCACCACTTTTTAAATTTATGAAACATAGTCTTTAATGGTTCAGTAGCAGGTTCAATTACTTCTTTTTTATTAATGTAATCTTCTGCAAGTGAGTGCATGTTTGTACCTATATCTCTAGCTTCAGATTGAATCTCTTTTACTCTTGATTCTACTTTTGATCTGAACTGCTGGATTTCATCAATAGGTCTTTTGTCATAAGTCATAATCTGTTCTATTGCTTTATAGACACAATTCTCAGCCCACCACATTAGACCACCACCAGAAAATCTTTTACCGATTAGTCCAGTTACACCAGGTTTAACTTCACCATTAACTTTGTATCTGTATTTGTTATCATTAGGTCTAAACTCAATTAGATTACCATGCTTATCTTCATTTTTAATAACTGTCATTTTTATATACCTCTCTCTTATAGTCTTGTTTATTTTTATGTTTAGATTTACTTACAGCAACATATTCTTCTACTAAATACCAATGTGGAAGTATTCCTCTGAATATTGCTCTGTTCATAGCTTCTATTCTTCTATCTTGCCAAGTACGGCTCTGTCTTGAATGGGTAAACATTGTTATCTCTCCTTTTTAATAATGTTAAGTTTAAATCATCTAATGGTTTTGTAAAGTAATCAATATCAATATCTAAATATTCAGATATTTTTTTAAGATTCTTATGACTACAAGCATTAAGACCTTTTTCATACTTTTGAATTTGCTGGAATGTAACTCCAACTGCATTAGACAATCTTACTTGCGATTTATTACGCATCAATCTTATCTTTCTTATTTGTAAACCTACTATCTTATCAAAGATAACATCATTATCTTTTTTGCTTACATTCCATTGTGGAAGTAATTCTTGAATAGAAAAATTGACTTCTTCTATTGTTGTATTTGTTCGTCTATTTATCATAAAACGACCACTCCTTTTTTTCATTTATTGTTAGTTTGTTAAATTGATCTTTAAAACATGAGTTACATAGTAAGCTATCACTATACATTGAATTGCTACCTACAAACCATGCTAATTTTAAAGCATCTTCTCTAAAGCATCTAGCACATTTATATGCAAGAATTTTTTTTCTAGTTAAGGACACTATGACCTCGCTTATCTAAACACTTTCTCATAATAGATTCATATTTAGTGTCCATTGTTGGACTAAGTGTCCAATATGTTATATTTGAAATAAAATTAGTATTTTCTTTAGCTAAGTATTTACAATGCTGAATATCATTTGTAATTTCTTTAGCTTTATCTTCATTAAAAGTTCCTGATCGACCTGCTGTATCTATTATAGGTTTATACGAACAAGCCTGTAATGAAGTGACAAGTATTGCGATTAAAAGTATGTTTTTCATATCTATTTATTCCTCTCTTTAAAGAATTGGTTGATGATACTTCAAATGATGAAGTTTAAACACCAAATCTTTCTTTTGTTCTTTGATTTTGAATAGTTGTTTCAACAAATCTTTTTCCTTCTGATTCTTTCGATCCAACTGTTCTTGTATCTTGAACATTTGTTTTGGTTGCATTTGCTTTCTCCAAATTAGCTACTTGATTTTCCAAGTAACTATCTACAGGGTTAATTAAATTAACTTCTTCCTGTAAATCTTGTAATCCACCTAAAGTCATATCCTTATTGAATATTCTTTTAAATTGTTTTGATATTTCTTTAGTGAAAGTAGAATTAGTTGGTATTCTCATTATTGTACTCCTAGTAAATAATCTATGGTTAATTTAAACCCACCAGCGAAAAAATACAACATTATAATTCCGAAGCTGAGATATTCCAAAAAGTTTAATATATTTTTCATATTAACTCCGCTTTTGAATTTATTGAAAATCTTAAATTATTTCTTTCTAAAGAAGAACCAGTATTAAGATTCCATATTTTTTCAGCTACTTGATGAGCATAATTAATAAAACATTTATGATGTAAAAATTTTTTTAATTCATCAACAGTTTTAAACTTTATAGTTTGTATTTTATTTAGTCTTTGTATATTTATTCTTCTCATTATACTCTTTCCTCTCTTTGTTTTTTAAATTGAAATAATAAATCATCAACAGTTTTAATTTGATATAATTCTTCATCAGTATCAAATTTCATACATTGTTGTTCTGAATCTACAGGAATTGTCCATTGATAAATTTCTCCATTATCATTTTCATCTACATAGTATAAAAGATTTTTAGATACTAAAGAACCAAACACTCCTTTAAGTGTATCAACATTCCAATTTAATTTTTCAATATCTATAAAATCTTCTTTACAGATATGACAATCAGTACCATCAGTAGTATCTAATAGTTCTTGTGCTAATAAAGTTTCTTTATCAGTTAATGTAATCATTATGCTCTCTCCTCTCTTTTAATATTTCTAACTTCTTTCATTAAGTCAATTATAGAATTTTGAACAACATCATATGCTCTATCTAATGCAACACCTTTTCTATCATAATTCATTAAAGGCTCAAAATTATCAGGCTCTGTAGAAGAAGCATTTATTGTAAAAATCATATAAGCAAATTTATTAATATCTTGCTCTATTTTTTTAACTCTAACTAAAGGATATTTATTTTTGTAAATAATATCTCCTTTAACTAATTTTAATGTTCTGTTTTTCATGTTCTCTCCTTTGTTTTTATTTTTCATATACAAATAATTTATCAAATTGGTTGTAGAGTGCAATAGTTAATTTATTGCATAAAATATAGCTTTTTTGCATATTATATCATCTTATATTAGAAACATCTTTACAAAAACAAATTACTTGTATAAAAAACGAATCAATTAAAGATATGATTATAAATAAAAAAATGATAGAGAGGTTTATGTCGAAAGACATAAGTATTTATTTTCATATCATAATACTAGATCAGCCTACTTTCTCTCTGGTAGGCTGGTCATTAACAGAGAGATAGAAAATGAAAATATACTTAAATAAAATAGCACAAGAAATGTTATTTGGTTATTACGAGGGTGTTGATTGGCATATTGATTTATGCGTTGAAAATCCTAATCCAAAAAAATCTCCAGCAGATGATTATGTTCTTATGTCAGAAAAAGAACAAGATAGAATTTGGCATAAAGTTATAAATTGGATTGTTGATTATAAAAAAAAATATAATGGCAAATTTTCAGAAATGAAAGTAGATCAAGAATTAGCATTTTATTTATCAGGAGATGCAAGAAACCAATCTGATTTAATTTCTTCTGAAGTATTTGATTATGATGTAGAAGATATGTTTGAGGATTATTGGTGTTATAAAACTAATAAACAAAAAAGACGAGTTAAATTAGATAAAGAAAATCTTTATAAAGAATATAAACTTGCACAAAAACAATTAGATAAACTTTCAAAAATTGACGAGGTAATATGAAACAATTAGATATATTCGATACTGAATATAAATCTCATAACTATACTGAAACTAGCAAATCAGCTTTTGAAAAACAAAAACCAAAATTGAAAACTAAAAGAGAGCAAGTTTATGATTTTATAAAATTAAGAGCATCTACTAATTTTGAAATCTCACAAGAATTAGATTTACCTTTAAGTTCTATTTGTGCAAGATGTAGAGAATTACAAATTTTAGACTTAGTTGTAGATTCTGGTTTAAGAAGAAAAACACCACATGGTAAAACTGCAATAGTATGGGCAAAAAAAAATTAGCAAATAAATTAGAGAGAGAACATCTTTCTAAAGTAGCGAGTTTAGGTTGCTTAATTTGTCAGCAACCAGCTATCTGTCATCATATTAGAAATCTAGGAGATGGAAAAGGTAATGTCGGTATTGGAAAACGATCTAGTCATTATCATGTTATACCATTATGTCCAGATCATCATGTCGGTAGTTTTAGTATTCATAACACTAAAAGACAATTTGAAGCTATGTATGGAACTGAAAAAGAATTGTTACATAGAACTTTAAATGAAATTAAACAACTAGATGAATCTAATAATCTTTTTAACTTTTACGCAACAGAGGAGAAATAATGGCTGAAATGAGAGAAGAACATCTTGAAGTAGTTTCAAGAAATAGAGCAAGAGCATATGAAAAGCAAAAGAAAACAATTAACATTATAAGAACTTTATTGAATAGATATTCAAAAAGACAATTAATCGAAATAATAGAAAAGGAGAGTAAAAACAATGTCAGATAAAGATAGCTTATTTGCACCAGAAGAACTTGAAACAGATTGGCAAAAAGAATGGCAAGATATGCCAGAGTTTCATCAGTTAAAACAAGAACCTTATGCAAATATAAATATAAGATTTAGAAACAAAGAAGATTTAGAAGAATTTGCTAAGTTAGTAGATCAAAACTTAAATAATAAAACTAAATCAATGTGGTACCCTAAACTTGAAGCTAAGAAACTATTTAAAACAAGGTGGGTAGATGAATCCTAAATATCCTGTTTATATTATCTCAAAAGGTCGCTGGGAATCTCGTTTAACATCTAAATCTTTAGAAAGAATGAAAGTTCCATATCATATTGTTATTGAACCACAAGAATACGATAATTATGCTAGTGTTATTGATAAAGATAAAATTTTAACATTACCATTTTCTAACTTAGGTCAAGGTAGTATTCCAGCAAGAAATTGGGTTTGGGAACATTCAATATCAATAGATGCAGAAAAGCATTGGATTCTTGATGATAATATTTATGATTTTTATAGATTAAATAGAAATTCAAGAAATATTGTACAAACAGGTACAATTTTTAAATGTTGCGAGGATTTTACTGATCGCTACGAAAATGTCAAAATTTCTGGTATGAATTATCGTTTTTTTATGGTTCCTACTGAAAAACACCCACCATATTATCTAAATACTAGAGTTTATTCATGTATTTTGATTGACAATTCTCTAAAGCACAGATGGAGAGGTAGATACAACGAAGATACTGATTTATGTATCAGAGTTTTAAAAGATGGTTATTGTACAATTTTATTTAATGCTTTTCTACAAGAGAAAGCGGCCACAATGACATTAAAAGGTGGAAATACTGATGAACTCTACAAAGATGATGGAAGATTAAAAATGGCTCAATCTTTAGTAGATCAGCACCCAGATATTTGTACAGTTTCATGGAAATTTGGTCGTTATCAACATCATGTTAATTACGATGGTTTTAAGAGAAATAAGCTACAATTAAAACACAATTATAAGATAAAAAAAGGCATCAACAATTATGGTATGATTTTAAAGGAGTTAAACATATGATTACAAGAAAATCCGGGTATTTTATAGTTTATAGAGATATTTATAAACACAAAGCATTTAAAAACATCATAGAAGCATCAGTTTGGCTATATATGATAAGTTCAGCAACGCACCAAGATAAAACATTAAGTTTTTTTGATAATCCTATTTTTCTGAAAAGATCAGAAATGATATTTCCTATTAGAAAAACAGCATCTATTTTTAAAATGACTTATTCTGAAATGCGTACTTTCTTGCTGAAGTTGAAGAAGAAAAAAATGATTAGCACAAGATTGGCTCACTTACAGCCCACTAACAATCACAAGTACCGATCTGTTACCGTAATAAGCATTGAAAACTATGACAAATTTCAGTATGTGGATTCGGAGCAATCACTTATCAACCACTTATCGCCTGTTACTAATAAACAAACTAATACACATACTAATATACTTACTCAAAAAATTAAAAAGTCTAGCAAGAGTGATTATAAGAAAATAGGAGATTGGGGAGAATATTCAATTCTTGAAAAAAACAATAAAAGATACAAAAAACATAAATGGAAAGATGAACCTATAACACCATATGTATGAAATCTATCTTGCGAATCTTTAAATATTGCAGAAAGAGAATAATTGCTTTAAGTATCGAAAATCAGATATTAAAAACGCAATTAGAATATTATCGTGCTATAATTGAATCTAACGAACATAAGAAACATTAAATGGTAAAAAAAAAGTCAAAATTTCGTCACATTTCGATAAATAAACAGAAATACTATTTTTATGAAATCAAATGGCTAGATATTCTAGGAGATAGTGGTCATGCCAGTGTAATGGAATTTGAAAAAATGAAACCTGCTGTAATGATTACTAACGCATATGTTTTTAGAAAAGATAAAAAATATCTATGGACATTTGCAAGTTATGATGAAAATGAAGAAAGTTTTAGTGATAGAAATATCTTTCCTATTGGTTGCATTAAAGAGATGAAAAAGATAGAAATATAAGATTATGAAAAGCGACAAAAATATGTCAGATGACACAATTAAGACAAAATCTATGGGACGACCTAGAAAAGAGTTAGATGAAAATATTATTGCAAATCTTAGTCAAATTGGTTGTACACAAGAAGAAATAGGTTCAGTTGTAGGAACTTCTGCTAGAACTTTACAAAGAAGATATGCAGATTTAATTGAGGAAAACAAAAACAAAGGTCGTGCTTCCTTAAGAAAGAAAATGTGGGAACGAGCATTAAAAGGGGATCCTAAAATGCTTATATGGTTATCTAAAAACTATCTAAACATGGTAGACAAAGTACACACTACATCAACTGTTGAACCACTTCCACTTATCATAGAAGCTAAAGCTGAAGATATAAATGGCTAAACAAAAATTCACGCACTTCATACCTAGAGATAAACCACCTAAGAGAGGTGCTGGAAAACACAAGAAAAATAAAAACAAACATGAAAAACGACAACAAAAACAAACTAGATACAAAGGACAAGGAAAATAATATGAGTGAAGTAATTGGAGAGAATACATTTTTAAAATTAAGACAACAAAAAGATCAAATGAAAGCTGAGTTAGAACAAGTAAAGATTCAAAGAGATATAGCTTTGAGAAGACAAAAGAAACTTGAAGATGCTGTTAAAGATTTAAGAAAGTTGGTAGAAGTTGGAAAACAAACGAAGTAACTTCTATCCTAATGGGGAAATTATAGATTATTCCTTACCTCAAAGTTTTCAAATAAGTTTAAAGAAAGAAGCCTGTGGTAATTGTGGTCTATATTCTAATCGAAGACAGTTTTGTGGTCGTTGGGGTGCTAAAGCTGTCAAAGAAAATTATATATGCCATGACTGGAGAAAAAGGTTCTTTAAAAGATAGTTTTGTGATATTTATGTCACATGGCAAAATATAAAGGACGATCTGTAAAACTTAACAAACCAATGCGTGGTGATGTTAAGAAATTTAAAGTATTCGTAAAAGATAGATCATCAGGTAGAGTTAAAAAAGTAAATTTTGGCTCTAAAGAGATGTCTATTAAGAAACATATACCTGCTAGAAAAAGATCATTCATGGCTAGAATGGGTGCAGTTCTAAAGAAAGTAAGAGGTCAAAAGAATTTATCTCCAGCTTATTGGGCCGTTCAATCATGGAAAAAAGGTTTCAAAATATGATTGATAAATGGTTATATAGATTCTTTGGTTGGATAGATTCATGGTTTTACTGGGTAGATAAACAATTTATTAAACAGAAAAAAAAGATCAAAAAGAAAAAAGATAATCCTGATGATTGGAGTGGTATTGTATGAGAGATACTAAAACTTTAGAGCAATACAGTAAAAACGCACAAAAGAAACTAAAAGAAATGAATCTATTTAAGTCTTTAAAAAAAGAAGTTAATGTAGGTGCAAATGGGACCCAGAAATATGTTATTAAAAAAGGTATTAATAAAGGTAAAGTTGCAGAATGAAAATATCAGAAAATACTTCGGTATCTTTACCCATAAGAAATTTACTTGCGATTGTAGGAGCAGTAGCAATAGGTGTATGGGCTTATTTTGGCATTATTGAAAGAATAACATTATTAGAAACTGCTGATAAACTACAAGAACAAGATTTATTAGAAGCATCTGCTCAGAAACCTATAGATCAAGAACAGTTTATGTTGCTAGAACATATTGCTCAACAAGTAGAAAAGCTAGAGAAAACTCAAGAACAGAATATGACAAACAAAGTTAATATTGAAAGAATACAAAAAGATATTGATAAAATATTAATTGATGTAGAAAAATTAAAAGATTCTGTACGAGCAAACTTGGGTAAACTAAATGGTAATCACTAAATTAGTATTTGCATTGTGTTTATTTATAAATGGAGAACTTGTAGAGCATAGAATACAAGACAATCTCTCTACTTGTCTTAAAATGAAAAGAGAAGCTACAAGAAACATGGATATGCAAAACAAACAATTCATGTGTGGAGAAGTAGAAGCTGAAATAGAAACTAATATTGATGGTAGTAAAAGCATTAAAAAGATTATAAAGTCTAAAGAATGAAATTTATTTTAGCCTTTAGTATCTGTTCTGCAATTACTGGTTACTGCAATAATACAATGACACTTCCT